ACCGACACAGCTCACCTAGATGATCTGTTCGGCTCCCTGCTTTAACCGTGTTGCTTTGGAGGGAGGCGCAAGTGGTGCGCCCCCCTCCGCAGCTCCACCAGCATTGACGAGGGGGCCGACGTTGCTAGACGTTTTGGTGTCGCCTTCGACACCGAATTTAACAAGTCCCAGGCGTTCCATCGCCGTATCGTATTCTTCGCTGTTCTTCATCCAACCGAGGCGCGTGAGCGCATTGGTTTTGTCTGGGTTCTTAAACCCGAAGATATGTTGAGCAGCAATCACCGGCAAATTCACAGCTTCGTTAACCGGGAAAAAATAGTCCTTTCCGGCGTAACGCCCTTTGATTTGTTTGTCGGTGCCGTTTGTAACGACGACAGTATCCATAAAGCCCCCTTATTGGCTTAACTGACTTGTGAGTAGCGGCTGGTGCCCGATGCGCCATTGACGCGCAAACGGATCGACCCGACGCCATCGAGGTAGACCATGCCCTGCGACGAAGCCGCAATCGCCGTGCGCCAGGTCTGACCTGGGACGTTCGGGATCGCGTTGTTCGGGCTGTACTCAACAAGCGTGTTTGCGCCCGTGGTCACGAAGAACGTGGCGGGGCCGAGGTTGAACACGCGCTGCACGAGGATCGTGCCACCGGGGGTGCCGGAAACCGACGAACCCGTAGCAATGTTGATCGTGAAGCTGTTGGTCGAAGCCGTCGCCACTTGCCAAGTCTGGTTGTTCAGGCCGGTCGCGCCGGTGACGCCCGAGAACGTCACATACTGACCTACCGTAAAACCGTGAGACGTTGAGGTGACCGTAATCACCTGACCGCTGATTGCGACTGCGCTCGCAGAGACGTCCACCGCCGTGACAGCGACTTCAGTCTGGAACGTAGTGCCGTTTACAGGTACTCCGAGGATGCTCATGTGTGCTACTCCTTAAATCGTGAGGTAAGTAAGGTTGTAGACACGACCCGCCGACTTCGGCTTGGTCAGCACGAGCTCACCGATCGTCAGCACCGCGCCAACGTAGCCGAGCTGATAATTCGACAGCAGCGACTCGAAGCCGGTGAACGCGAACGATGCCTGCTCATGGATGTAGAGCGAGAGGTAGTTCGTGTTGACGAGGTAGATCGTGCCTTCTGCGCAGTACGGATCGGCGTAGATCGGAACGCCCGCGACCATGAGTGCGCGGAAGCCCGAACGGATGCCATCTTCGCCCGAGTCGAAGCCCGTTCCCGGCGTGACCTGGAACTGCTCAGACGAGAGGAAGTCCTGCGCGAGCTTGGCAAACGTGCCGAAACCGCAGACGCCGAAGGTCGGCATTTCTGCGCCGTTCTTGTTCACGCCAGCGATGTACTGGAACAAGTTAGAACGGGTCGGTGCAGCGGCAGAAGCGTTGTACACCTTCGACTGCCACCAAGTGTAGGTCGAACGGTTGATGTTGCCGTAGGTGGTGAGGTTCGTACCGTCATCCACTGCGCCATCCAAACCGATGAACTGCTGGTTGTTGGTGTAGTTCGTGTAGAGCGCGGTCGCCATCGAATCCGACATCGAGTTGGTCGCGTCGTTCATACGCGCCTCGATCAGCGGGATGACCGCGTGGTTCAACTGAACCGCGCCTTCCATTCCGAGGAACGGGATCGGGGTGACAATCGCCTTGAGGTTGAACTCGGCGTTAAACGCGCCTTGCTGAACCTGGGGCTGATTGAACGAACCCGAGTAGTCCGTCCACTGACTGTTGACGAAAGCCTGACCCTGAACCGGCACAGTCACCGACGACACACCGCCAGAGGCGGTCTGAGCGTTGGACAGTAACGCGGCCAGGAGGGGGCTGGTGTTGTAGATCTGCACCACCATCTTCGGGATGAAGGCACGGCGGGTGACATACGTCAGTTCCGTGGCGATACTGCCCGAGGGGATGATGCCTGTGCCGAGTACGGGCATTTTTTATCTCCTCAAAAAATTAAAACTAAACACAACTGCCCCCAAATTAAAATTAAATGCGACGACGTTTCTGAATCAGATCGTTGATCGCAAGATGCGCTTCATGGTTAGCCCAGCCGCGAGGGTTTTTCATAATGGCCTTCGCATCTTCGGGTAACTGAATGGGCGTGATGGATGCGGGAGTCGGTGGGGCCGCAGCACGCTCGAGCTCGAGGTACTTTGCCGCCGTCTCGTAATCCGCAATCCGCTTATCCACCATCGTCTTTTCGACTTCTGTCGGATCGAAACCTTTTTCGCGAAGGGCAGCGAACTGCTTTTCGCGCTTCTCCATCAGTTCTTTCTGTTGGAGTTTGGATTCGAGGGCAGAGATCTTTTCCTGCTGACGTTCGGTGACTTCGTTCAGTTTCTCCTCGAGTTCGATCTCGGGGAGCGACACGGACGGGTCGGACTTCTTCAGCAGGCCGAGGGTGGTCTTGCGAAGCTCGGGATTGGAGAGCAGCCGGTGCATGGTTTGCCCCAGCGCCTGTTGATCCTCGAGCGACAGATTTTCGTAGTCGTTGCTCATATAGGCCCCCTTAACGAATTATCGACCGCGACCCGGCGGGACAACCGTCATCTTGTTCTTGCCGCCCGTCTTGCGCGGGCCGGAAAGACCACCCAGCTCCGCGTAACGCGGCGGGTTCACGATCAGACCGTTGTCGGTCTTGTTGTCCTGGGGATTACGGATGCGAAGCGCGTCAGTCGGCGCAAGCAATTTGCCAGAGGCCATAGTAAATACTCCTTATGCAGCTGGGGGAGCGCCCGGAGGCACCATGCCACCAGGAGCGGGTGCGGTAGGGGCGGGAACCGCGCCAGGGCCACCGCCAGCCCCTTGCGGCATTTGTTGCATCAGCGACTGAATCTCCGCAGGCATCAATTCCGACGTCGATTGTTCGCTGGTGCCAAAGACTTTGCTAAATGATTTGAGCGTGTTGAGGATGGCTTTGCCTTCTTTGGTATCAAAACCAAACGCCGGAAGGGCGCGTTCAAGCACCTTTACAGCGAGCATCACATCCACTTTGGCGGCTTCACGCAGACCTTCCGGGGCTTCCGGCGTGGTCATGGGGGCCGCTTCGGGCGCACCGCCCGGTAAAACATTAGGCGGCGTACCCGTCTCCGGGCTTCCCGCGCCGAGCATTGCGCCCATCTGATCTGGGGGAACAGCCATAAAAACTCCTGAACAACTGTTGCTAGTCCAATACTAGCCAACGAAAAAGTCAAATAGAGTGAGGGAACGGGGGGTAGTGGGGTGTAGAGGTGTCAGCACCCCCCGCTCCCAACACATTACCGCTTGGCCTTACGGCGAGCGCGCTTCATCTTGCGGGCCATGATGCCTCTCCTTCTCAAGTTTGCGCCCCCCTATGCCGCTTGTTGGGCTTGAGCCTGTTGCGCGGAGGCAGCAGCGGCAGCTTCCGCAGGCTCAATCTTGTCTTTGAGATCCTGTTTGATGAGCTGCAACATCGGCGGCTGCACGAGATCAAGCAGGCGTTCTTTCGTGATGACGCCCGCCTGGAACAGGCTGAACGCCATTTGCGTCTGATCTTCCACGAAGATCGGACTGTTGCTGTGCGCATCCACCTTCACAACGTAATCGTCGGTGAACTGCGCTGCAATAAATTTGTTGTTAAACGCATCAATGTAACGACGCTTGTCGTAGACCTGAAGCAACTTCAGATACAACGACGAAAGTTTCTCGAGCGAATCTTCAACGATCAGTGCGCGCTTCTTGGTGCGCGAGCCGCCTAAGCGAGCGAGTGTTGAAGCGTGGCCCAACGAGCGCACACCGGCTTCGCCGCGTCCTGAGAGGACGTTCGTTATGCCGGACATTTCCGCGAACATCTCATCAATCTGGTTGATGTCGTTAAAGAGATCCTGCGGGATGTTGGGCGAGAGCGTATCGACCTTGGCCGAAGGCATATCGCCAAACACATAGCCGCCAGGGACATCGAGCGCGCGGTTGATTTCGTCGGTAATACCAGGGAATCCCGTAAACGCGCGCGGCGGTTTCGCCTGCAAGTTCAGCATGTGGAAGATTGCATCCATGCGCTCGTTGCGCAGGGTCTGTAGCGGCATCAGCCGCTCGACTTCCGAGACGCCCCAAAAATAGTCATACGCCGGAGACGGCGAGACTTGCACGAAGGGCAGCTCGCCCTTCACGAACATCTTTTCTTCGCTGCGCTCGTAAATCACGACGAACGGATCGGCAATCGTGATGACGCGGTAATCGCCCGCATCGTCATCCCAAATGTGCAGCTCTTTCATCTCGATCAGTTCTTCAGCCACTTGCGGCGTGTAGCCGACCGGCATCGAGAGATCGAGATTGACGTTACCGATCATGTTCGGGGAAGCCGCCGAAGTGATGATGCGATCGAGCGCGCCCAGGCCCTTGTCGCTGTTGACCGTCGTCGCAAACACTTGCGAGAGGATCTCGTCGCGGCGCGGGTGGTTCTCGAGCTGGGTACGCAGTTCGCTCTTGGAAATGTAGTAGGTATGCACCACGGCTTCTTGCCGATCGAGCGAGGACACATCCTCGCGCAGCACACCAAAGTCGTGCGGGTCAACGACGAACGCGGAGATCGCGTTGCCTTTCCAAAGCAGCTTTACGAACGTCGATCCGTAAACCAGCGACCAAGCCAGCGCCTGACCAAAGACAATATCCGTGTTGGAATTGTTCCACTCGTCGTTGATGGCCTGGGTGAGCTTAGGGACTTTGCCATACTCAGTGTCGGCAACCGACGCTCCCAGGCTGATCGCAAACCTTGTAGTTTCTTGCGCATAGAGAAAGCTCGTTAGCTGGTCGATATGCGGGTAGATCTTGTTGAACTTCGCAGGGTACTGCGAATCGGCTGAACAGCCGTTTAGGTAAAACGACCGATACACTCGATACATCGAGCGTCGATCGTTCCGCGAGGCGAGACATTTGCGCGAGACGTCCTCGTAGAAAAAAACGCGCTCCTCAGCACTCGCGGGGATCTTCATTTACCGTCGTACCGCCCTAGAATTTCGGAAGGTCGCGGGCCTTTCATCGAGCTTTGCAATCCGGCAAGCGCGTTACCGGGCTGAACGCCCATGCCGCGCACATCAAACTCTTTGCCAAGAGATTGCCAAGTCGGTCTAAACCCTGAGGACGCTGCCGGGGTCGCTTGCGCGACCGCTGTTCCATCCTTGCCGTTCTTGATGTCGGTCATACCGAAATCGTTTGCGAGCGCGCGCAGTGTCTGGTCGGATCGCTTGGTGCCTTCGCTACCGATTCCCGGCGGCGTCAGGAACACACGCTCGACCAACTGTTCTGAACAGCCCCACGGGCAGCGCGGTTCGGTGGCATCGAAATACCCGTGCGCTGCACATTCCCACTCTTTGATGACGGCCATGCGGCGGTTTATACAACAGTCAATCTTGTTTCCACAAGCGCGCCCGCTCAAACACCGATTTGAAGTCCGGCATCTCAAGCGTTGGTGCCTTGAATTGTTCCACATGGAACATCGGCCCCTCGCTCCCGATCGACACCCGGAATTTCCCTGGGGGCTTCGCTTTAGGCCGGGGCGGGTTGACGTACTCGTAGCTCGCGGGCCGTTCGTCGTAATTCGGAATCAGATACCCGTTGACGATCAAACGAATCCGCTCGGAAAGCCGCACTTGTTCGGTCGGGTAAATCCAGCTCTTTCGCAGCTTCGAGAGCATGGACGCCTTGGAGTATTCGGCAAAGCCCAGTGCCCGCCCGAGATTGGTTTTGTTTTGCGACCAGCCCCAGTGCGGGTTGTAGGCAAGCTCCCGAATCCAGTGCTTGATCTCCTCGCAGCTTAGGATGTCGGGGTTACGGAACTCGCGCTGCTCGAACGGCAGCGACTCATGTGTTCTCGCGGAAACCGATGGTCTTGAGATAGTTCGAGACGGCACGTTGGGCTCCGTGATGGGTCGCGGTAATGCTCTGACTGTCCGACACACGCTGGTAGGTCGCGCCTTGCTGCATGAGTCTCATGCGTAACATGTCGTTCCAGGCGACTGTTGCGAGTGCCGCCCCAATCACCCGATCGTCCTTGGCGCGGCCTTGGGCGGCAGGGGCTGACCCGCCCACGCGCACAATCCCTTTCATTTCATCGACAAGATCAACGGACGCGGGCTGCAAGAGTCCCCGCTCAAAGTAGTCTTTCAGCGCGTTCATCATGCGCTCTTTGGTGTTGAACGTCGTCTGCCAGTGCAGAGCGCCCGAGCCCGACATGCTATCGACGCGCCGGTAAATGTAGCTCTGCATGTTCTTGACGACGTTAAACAAGCTCCGGGTTTCGCGACTGTGCGCGCCGCCGACATACGCCTGCTTCTTGAGGTTATTGAGCTCATTGAGCACGGCCTGTCCTGGCCCATTGATCTCGAGATTCACCGTGCAAGGCTCATAGGCTCCGGCGAGATATGCCATGCCCCAAGCGAAACTGTAGGTGTTAAGTTCGTGATCGCAAAACTCTGCGACCTGGACGAGCCGATCCGCATACGCCCGCCACACCGAGATCACAAACCGATCGGCCCAATCGCTTGAGCCATAGG